ATATTGCGCGAATTATGTATCGCGGTGATACGTTTCGCATGAACGTTGCTGACACAAAACCATACAATGCCGACTTTGATGGCGATAAATCTTGTCGCCAACAGGGAGCGTTAAAAGCGTGCTACTCCCTAGTTACCTCATTTTAGAATTACTGATTAAACCAATTTAAAGACTTTACTAAACAAAGATTATATGGAACTGTCAAAACGCCAAAAACTGTCAAATACGATCATAGACGACCAGACCCAGAGATATTGCGAAATTTACAAAATAACAAATCTGACAACAGATAAATGTTATGTAGGTCAAGCAGTTTCACATATTTTGAATCATAATAGGTATAGACCATATGGACACGAAGGACGGTTTAGATGTCACGTATCAGAAGCATTTTCAACAAAGAAAAATCAATGTCATTATCTTAATAACTCTATCAGAAAATATGGAGTTGAAGATTTTGTAGTTGAACTTCTTGAGTGTTGTGAAATATCTGATGCTAATGACAGAGAAATACATTACATCCAGCTATTTAACTCATTGTTTCCAAATGGATACAATTTGAAAAATGGGGGAAGTGTATTTACTCACACCGATGAAAGTAAAAAACGTGTTTCTAATGGAGTTGCCAAATATTATGAAGACCAAAAATATGAAAGATTTGCAAACATTGAGAAGTTAGATAATGATGATGAGTCATATATTAAACCTCTTAAAAGAAATGGTTTGCAATATGGATGGTATGTTTATATTCAAAGAAAAAAGGCAGATTTTGGAGGAGTACATATATCTTTGGAAGAAAGTAAAGCCCAAGCAATTGCGTTTATTAATAATTTAAGAAATAAGGTAGCAACGTGATCAAATTGACGGGAAGTCCCTAAAGCAATCACTACCACTCCAACTTGGAAACATATTGGAGGATCTCGGTTAATAGCCGAACCCGATGGTAAAAAAGTGATTGATGCGTCCTCACACACGGACAAAATGGGTAATCCGCAGCCAAGCCCCTAAACTCGTTATGATAGAGCATGGGGACGGTTCAGAGACTAAATGGTTACGGCTCGCAAATGAAAGTTTAACCAACTTGATGCGGGACAAGATATAGTCCGTCCCACTGGGAAACCATTGGGGATTCATGGAGATGAATTTACACATGCCGCAAGACGCGGAATCCGATTCGGAATTAAAAAATTTGGCGGCAGTTCCTTTCCAACTGATCAGCCCTGCAAATAACTCGCCAATTATTGGAATTTATCAAGATTCAATGTTGGGGTCATATCGCTTTACGCGTGAGAATATTAAATTTACACCAAGAGAGGCAATGAATTTGCTCATGATGTTTAACCGCGTAAATGAGAAGGCTCTTTTTGAAAATAAAGAAGTGACTGATTCTATTAGCAATTTTGAGATCTTGTCGCAAATTATGCCTCCCTTAACGCTGAAATACAAGACAAAGGGATACAGTGATGATGACCCATACGAATCATCCAATCATATTTTAGAAGTTCGCAACGGAAAATACATTCGCGGACAAATTGACAGTGGTAGTACAAAAACATTGATCCAACGAAGTTGCAATGATTTTAGTAATATGGCATCCTCTGATTTTATTGATGACTTGCAAAATATTATAACGGAATACATGAAATCCAGTGCTTATAGTGTTGGAATTAGTGATTTGATTTCCGACGATAAGACAAAGTCTGCCATTATTGAAGCAATTACAAAAAAGAAGGACGATGTCAAGACTCTCATTGATGACATTCAGATTGGCGTATTTGAAAATGAAACAGGAAAGTCAAATGAGCAAGAGTTTGAGCATCAAGTGAATAATATTCTTAATCGTGCTTCAAATGAAGCCGGAAAGATTGGTCTTAAGAGCTTAAATAAGGACAACCGTTTTGTTATCATGGTGAAGGCTGGATCAAAGGGTAGTGATCTCAATATTTCCCAAATGATTTCTTGTCTTGGTCAACAGAACGTAGATGGAAAGCGTATTCCTTATGGGTTTGAAAATCGCACGCTTCCTCATTTTACAAAGTTTGACGACAGCCCGGGAGCCCGTGGATTCGTAGAGAGTTCATACATCAATGGTCTATCTCCTCAAGAGTTGTTCTTTCATGCTATGGGCGGTCGTGTGGGTCTTATTGATACTGCAGTAAAGACTTCAACTACAGGTTATATTCAGCGCCGCTTAATTAAGGGGTTGGAGGATTTGATGGTCGCATATGATATGACTATTCGCACCAACAAAAACAAGATTGTGCAATTCAAGTATGGAGATGATTGCATTGATACGATTAAGGTGGAAAATCAGCAGATTCCCATTGTCAACATGAGCATTCAGGATATTTATTCTCATTTCAATGTTCCCGATGAATCTGCAAAGGGAAAAATGTTGTCTACTATATTTCTGAAGAATGTTTATTCAAGACATAAGAAACAAGATGAACAGTGTCAAGCAAAGTGTGAACAGTACACTAACATGATGGTTGAAGTTCGCGAATCCATTATTAAAAATGTGTTTAAACAAAAGGGGGATAGCACGGTGAATTGTCCTGTTGCATTTGTTCATATTATTAATAACATTCAAGGGCAGCAATGCATTGGTCCAAACTCTATGGTTGATTTAACCATGTTGGAGGCATTTGAACTCATTGAGGATGCTTACAAACAGTTGGAGAAACTACATTATTGTGCTCCAGCTAAGCTATTCAAGGTCTTGTACTTTTACTATTTGTCCCCCAAAGAGTTGCTTATCGTAAAACGCTACAATCGCACTGCACTAACCATATTGCTACAAACTGTATTGCTTACTTATAAGAGGTCTCTTGTTTCACCCGGTGAAATGGTCGGTATGACTGCAGGACAATCTATTGGTGAGGTTTCAACGCAGATGGCTCTAAACACGTTTCACTATGCGGGCGTTTCTGCAAAGTCTAACGTTACTCGTGGCGTGCCTCGGTTGGAGGAGATCTTGTCTTTATCCAGCGAACCGAAGAATCCTTCTCTTACCGTTCATTTGAAGGTGGAAGACGAGACAGATAAAGATAAGGCGCATTCTATTATGTATATGTTGGAGCACACCAGATTGCAAGAGATTGTTCAATCTGTGGAGATTTGCTTTGACCCAGATGACTTGAATACCCTGATAGAAGAGGATGTGAACTTGATTCAACAATACCGTGCATTTGAGTCTATGGTGGATGAGTGTGCAAATGCGGAATCCATGGAGGAAACAAATGAAAAGTCAAAGTGGATATTGAGAATGAAAATGGATCCTGAAATTATGTTGGAGAAGAATATTACCATGGACGATGTTAATTTTGCTCTAAACAATAGTTTTGGAGATGATATTAGTTGTGTTTATTCCGACTATAATTCTGAAAATCTCATCTTCCGAATCCGAATGAACAATATTTTGAAGCAAGGCGGAAACCGTGTTGGAGCTAAAAAGATAAAGGTTAACCCACTTGATCAATCCGACCAGATCTATTTGCTGAAAAATTTCCAAGATCAACTTTTGGAAAATATTGTGCTTCGTGGTGTCAAGGGGATCAATAAGGTTTCAATGCGTAACATTAAGGATTACGTGGTTGAGAATGCAGGTAGTTACAAGAAACAGGAAATTTGGGTTCTGGATACGATTGGAACCAATTTGGTTGATGTTCTTGCATTGGATTATATTGATAACAAGCGCGTATTTAGTAATAATATTGTGGAAGTGTTTGAAATCCTTGGAATTGAAGCCGCTCGCCAGACAATTTATAATGAGGTTGCGGATGCAGTTGAGTTTGACGGAACTTATATTAATTACCATCATTTTACGGTTCTTTGTGATAGAATGACATTTTCACACAAGATGATCTCTATCTTCCGGCATGGAATTAACAATGATAACATTGGACCTATTGCAAAGGCATCGTTTGAGGAAACACCAGAGATGTTCTTGAAAGCTGCTCGTCATGCTGAATTGGATATTATGCGCGGAGTATCGGCAAATGTAATGTGTGGCCAAGAAGGGTTCTTTGGTACAAGTGCTTTCCAAGTTGTATTGGATATTGAGCAAATGAAGACTTTAACAGAGGATAGCGTGTTCCTTCAGTCAGACCTTGAACAAGAGATTGAGACAGCGTTTGGTGCAATAGAAAATCCTCTGGATGAATGCAGTACGGCAAACTTGACAATTCAAAATAATGTAAGTAGTATTAAACATGTAAATCTGGGGGGTGATAATGATTACAATCCTGGATTCTAATTATCCTGTTGATATAAAAAGAATATAAAGATTAACGTTTTTTTTATGTAACATTTGTAACAATAAAATGGAATTATTTTGTTATTTATTCCAACGAAAATTGGAAAAAATAAAAGAAGACGCAGTCAAAAACAATATAGATATAAATTTAAATAAACAATTTGATTCATTTGCCGATAAGAGGAAAGTAATTGAAAAATTCAATACAACTGATGTAAAGTGCTCAGAAACCTTTCTTTATTTATTGATTTATTCTATCAAAGTTGAAAGAGAGAACCTTACTGAAAAAAAAGAACTATCCAACAAATTTGTTTGTCTTAAAAAAACCATAGACAATATATTTTTACTTGATGAGACAAAACGTAATGTAGAATTTTTATTTTGTGATATACAAAAAATGTATAATGGCTTTTCTCGTCTTAGCTATTTATACAAATATAAAAGAGCAAAGATTATTGTAGATTATGATTTATGTTTAAATGCAATTTCTCCTGAACAAAAAAATGTGTTTATACTATTTCAAAAAAACAACAAATATTACTTTAGAATTGGAGATTTAATATCCATTATACGAAACGCAATTTGCAATACAGATTATTTTTTTACGTCTCCATTAATTTGCAAGAATCCATTTAATAATGTTCCATTTAGTAAATCAGCTCTTTATAATATTTATTTTTTTATTCGGTTTGGAAGCTTTATTATTCCTGATTTTATTCATAATTTCTTTTTAAAAGATTTTCATCTATTGAGTTTTATTAAAAATAATGAGTCTATTATACGAGAAAGAGCAATTGAGAATGCTGCAAATGGAGATATTCTATCATCAACATACAATGATATTTTAGATTTAATTGATTATTGCAATTATTTTGTAGATGTAAAAAAAAGATTGAATATTGATCCGACGTTTTCAAAACAGGTATTGGTTGATATTTTTCGTCCGTATTTACATTTATATTATAGAACCAAGTATACAAATTGTAGTATTGTGAGAAAATATAGCAAAATAGAATTAATGAAGAAGTTCAAAAAGTTTATAGAATATAATCCAACATTTGGATCAAAGGTTATAGTGAAAAAACTTGTTATAGGAAAAAAGGGAAACAAAAATAAAGTAGCTGTACCAAGATTTGATTTAAAACATGTGAATTTTTATGATTATATTTGCACCGAAGATTTTATGAATAACCATACAAAACTAACTCAAACAGATGATCAGAGTCGGAATCCGCAGTTTCTCGCATTAGAAAGAAATGTTTATCAATCCGAGAATGAAGATGAAGATGAAGATGAAGATGAAGATGAACATGAAGGCAATGAAGATGAAAATATGATCATGGATGTAATAAATGTTCAACAAGTCATATCACGGTATATAGTTCATCATCCGCCTGTATTTGGTGTATTTTTTAATCAAGAAACAAATTCAATGAATAATGATGGAATAAGATATTTAAATACATGGATAAGTCGTCATTTACAGCAAATAAATAATTATTCACATGAAGACGATGAAACTGTTTAGTCTGAATTTGATGATGTAGCGGGGAACCCAGGTCTTCAGAAATCCTTCGGATTTCCAGCCCCGCTCTTCAGAATCCCGCGTTGCGGGATTCCTTAGCCCTCCTGTCCTTCGGGAAGGATAAATCCTTACCATATTTCATAACAGTTTATCTTTATGAAAAATCCGTAAATTTATCCTGAGTTCCCGGTGGATAAAGCTATGATGATGGCTCTATGGCTAAAACTCTTCTTGTTTTAGGTGCCGTTGTTTTTTTTTGATATATTTTTTTTGTAGCAGGCTTTCTGGATAAAGGCTTGTCTCCAGATGAAGCCTGAACTGCCGGTAAAGCCTGAACTGCCGGTAAAGACTGAACTGCCGGTAAAGACTGATCCTGTAATAAAGGTAATTCTTCTTCTGTCGGTTCACTATCCTCTATAATAAGAAGCTGAGGACGTTTCTTTTTATACACAGTTTTAGATACATGCGTGTATGTTTTAATATAATCTTCAACAGTTGATATGCGTGAAAAACAATCGGTTAATGCCTCTTTTCCAGAACAAGGCTTCAATTCGGCCAATCGTAAAAATAGGCTGGAAGTTTCTGTATTTTGTATCAATCTAAATGATGGCACTATATTTTGACGTAAACCAGGAACAATAATAATTGCAAATTCTTCTTCTACATTATTTCCATATCCAATAAACTCATGATATTTATGACCGGTTTCAAACAAAAATGTAGTTGAAATAAAAAAACACTGTATTTTATAGTATGTCACCAATAACCAATAATCCAATGTTGTTAAAAAATATTCATCATTCATAATTGTACTCACTAATGTTACCATTTTTGCTTTCACGCGATCCATTATATTTTTCTTTCCTTCTTCTCTCAAAATGTCAATGATTTGATTTTCATAGTTAGGTATATATGTTTTGTATATTTCATACAATGTTTTTTTAATAGAAGATGGAGTCAGTGTCTTCTTTAACTTTTCTTTAACCAAGTCAATGATAATATCTAATGTACAGCTTTTTGTTTTAGGGTACTCTAACTCTTGAATATGAGGTGGGAAGCATTTTCTCCATAATAAAGATTTGATTTTCATTTGTTGCGGAGTTCCGCATGATTTATCTGGTAAAATCTGGCTTAAAGACTCGTCTAAAGGAGATAAATCCTGGTCTAAAGACTCGTCTAAAGGAGATAAATCCTGGCCTAAAGGAGCCAACAACTTTGGTTCTTCTACCAACGGTATACCCATAGATTTTGTAGGATTATTAAGATCCACAGCATTTTTATAATATAAGCTCTCAATTGGTTTTACATTATCATAAGAGTTATAACTAACATATTTATTCAACGGCGCGGCTATAAGATTATCAAAATATTCCTGTGTAAGTAAACTTTCAAGAATAATAATTTCATTGTCTCTCAAATTATATCCAACATTACTGAAAGATAAATATACTTGAGGTTGAAATATAAAAGATTTTATGCGACTATAACGTATCAATTCATCCGCCATTCTTGCATAATAATATTTTTCATTATTTGATCGTGGTTGAATTAAATTCCGCATTGGCAGAATCAACTGGCAAGTTTGTGATTCTTCTACATATTTACACATTTTAACACACTTATCCTTATTTTTATTTATAATGCAAGTGTTAACAGCCGTGGTATCAACATATTCATCATAATTTTGAAACAATGAAACGTCGTCCAAAAATGAGATGGACAGTTTTCTCTCAACTAACTGTCTCAATAGTTTGTCAATATAAGATAGCTTTTTATTGTAAAGTATGGATGGGTCGCGAGAAACTGAAAGAATTCTTTCACGTATATCATTGTTCTCAAAACTATTCATTAATAATCTCACGGTTGTTCTGAATGCGTTAAAAAAATTTGTTTCAAGTTTAATATTATTTACATATGTCAATCTTTCTTTATCCATTTTACTTGTTGTTGAAATAGTTTCATCCACTTGAAGTTCACTACTTGATTCCATAAATGGGAACTCTTCTCTCACTGAAGAAACCGGATAAGGCTCTGACAATTGGACCATTTGATTTGTTTCTGTTAAAATTCCAATCACCATCTTGTCTTCCACAACTAAAAATGAAATAGAACATGGTATTTCACCTCTTGTCTTTTTATATAATTGTGTTAAAAAGTAAAGTGTCTCGGAATAGTTTTTCCATAGACCATTTTCCACCATAAAAACATATTCATAATCCGGATTTATGGAAGAAGGGTAGCATGGAACAAATCCAGATTTTTCTTTTCCTTTTGCAATGATTCCAATGACTTTATTGTTATAATTTAATACTTGTTTTACAATAGTGTATGAATATTTCTCCAAAACACTAATAAGTTTTGATAATTCAATTGCATGCGTAGCTGGATATGCCTTTTTTGATAAACTACTTTCGGGGCGACATAAGCTTTGAATCCCATCAGAACCTTGGTAATATGGTTTAACTACATTTTTAAACAAGTCTTTTATAACTGGACTAAGATTTGCATCAAACTCACTAAACAATTTTCCGACAAACGTAGTTGGAACACTTGTTTTAGTTGTATCGTATCTATATGAATAAAGGGGTTCATAGTAGTCTCCTCGTTTAAGTAAAAATAGGGTTGGTTTACGATCGTCATAAAATTTACCCGAATAGTGGTTTGTCGGACAAATGAAATTTAAATTATTTGTTACATCATCATCTGGTATAGACATAATAATAAGATTGACACCATTCTTAAATAAATATTCGCTGGCTTCACATAGTATATCCCATAAATATGTATAATCTATTTTAACTGTCTCGTTTTTTAAAAAATCTATAAAGTTTTCAAACGATGAGCATATTTTATTAAAGTAAGCCATTTTAGATTCATTTTCATTTTCGTGCGCTTTTGCATAAATTGTTGTTTCTTTATATTTCTCTTTATCAACTACCCTTTCTGGATTTGAAAAATCATTTACGAGGTTTCCATTTTGGTATCTTATAAAATTGTCTAATGTTAAACTTTCAATAATAATTTCCTTCATTTTTGAGATAGAAACCCGCATTGGATGTCTATTTTTATCTACGCGTGTGTAAAAAATAGCATCAGAAATACATGCGATAAAAGATTGGGTTGGACTGTTTTCAACGCCGTGACGCAAGAAACAAGTGTGATTAGGTTTTACGTTAGTATTTGTTTTACTCACTTGACAAGAAGAGTTAAACTCATTGAGAAGCAACTGTATATTTGTTGGAAGATACCCCCATCTTTCTCTTGCCAGAGGAAATTTTTCTGGCCCCTTTACGTAGTCATCTTTATCTCCAAAATCTTCTTCCTTATCTTTAGAGTCTTCGTCTAATTCGGTATTCATACACTTTTGACGACGTTTTACAAGACCCTCTGTATTCCATGCCGAAAAACAACATGGTAAGCAAATCTCCTTCTTTTTTCCATCAGGACCGGTAATACCCGGATGAGTATCCAATTTGACAAACCCCGGGTACTGTTTTGTAGTTTTAAATTGATAAATGTATTTTCCTGCCGGAACCTTTGTAACCTTTTTACCGTTTATTTTATCTGGAATAATTTTGTCAAATAGATTTTTTTCCTGTATTTCTTTTTCAGTGATCACTGTGTTGGTGTTTAAATTCCAAAAACGAGGACATATATAATAAAATTGTTTGTCGGGATTAGATCCATATTTTACGACATCACTTTCTTTCAAAAACCCCTTGTTTTCTCTGTTTATACGGTCTAATTCTTCTTGTGTTAAAATTACCGGTATACGTTTTGCGCTGGAATCACAAATGCGTGAATATGCATTATAACGACCTTGTTTCTTTTTAAGAACTAAAACTGGATCTAATTGTTCAATTCTTTCTTGGAAATAATATGGGTACGCTAACGGTAATCCTTCTACATTTCTCTCTAAGGATTGTTCTTGAGCTGGGTTTTCCCTAAGAGCAATACTTTCCCCCGATGAAGAGAGTTGTGGAATAGGAGTTGATTCTTCCGCTAAAGGGTTACCTTCTTCTACTGAATCTTGAGATAAAGGTTTATCTTCTTCTACTGGAGCTGAAGGTTTATCTTCTTCTACTGAAGCTAAAGGTTTATCTTCTTCTACTGGAGATAAAGGGTTACCTTCTTTTACTGAATCTTGAGATAAAGGTTTATCTTCTTCTACTAAATCTTGAGATAAAGAGTTACCTTCTTGACCAACAATTTCTACATTAGAAAGATTGTTACTAAGACTTGATGGTAAAATATTAGGACGGTCAGTTGACAATGGAACCGTTACTGGTTCTTCCACAGCAGACACATTTCTACCGAGCGATAATGAATCATCACGACCAACAAGTTCTACATCAGACAGATTGCTACCAAGACTTGATAATGAATCATCGCCTTCTGGTAAGAGTCCGACATTGCTACTTTTTAAATCACCGGACGATACTCCACCAGATAATTTAGGTTCTTCCTCTTCCTCTTCCTCTTCATCCCCATAAAACATATTCATGGCCGTTTTTACTTCATCATTTGAACCATCAGACTCATCCAATGTCATGTAAATTAAATCGTCATTTTCAAGAACGGGTATTTCTTGATCTGAGATAGATTTTTCTGAAACAGATACAATATCAGGAACACTTATTTCAGGTTTTTCTTGTCCAATGCAAAGCCGAGTTATATTTTTCAATGGTATTAAGGTGCTCAATTTACTTTGAGTTAATCTTATAAATGAATCTATATAAATTGGAATAGTTTTTAAATATTGTACACTATTAATGCTTTGAACGGTAAAAACAACATCTTTCGTAAATTGTTTTTGGCTTATTGTTACCTGAAATCCAGGATTTATTTTTATTTCAATATCTCTCTTTTTTGCTCCGCGTTCTAATTCTAATTCAGACGCTAATTTCATCACCATTTCATTTGCATCTTTTCTTGTAATCCCCTCAAAGTTTTTGATTAACTCGTCCACTAAAGCATCACCGTAAAAACCTTGGGCTTGTTTTTCAAGCAAAAAAGCATCTTGACTTGTTTTTTTATTAAAATTTGCAACACGTTTAAGTCGCAATTTCATGTCACTTTTGGAATTAAAATTGTCGGATTCAACGATAAAAATACTTGATATACAGCCCCTTAAATCTTTTAGATTAAACGGTACCGACACCTCAATGCTTGTCTCATATTCTAATTGTTTTATTTCAACATTTTTATGATCAATGCTGTCAAATAACTCAATTGAATATCCACTTTGTTCCAAGTAAGATTTTATCTCTTCTATAATCGGATTCACCGAGTTTCTAAAAATAATATTAATGGTATCCATATCTAATATTGAATTAAATGTGGACGCAATAGTTATATCTCCATTCTCTTCAAATTCGCACACCAACGATATAAGTGTTTTTTCATGCATATAATCAATGTAAATAGATACACATTTATTCTTTCCAATAGTTCTCATTAGTTTAAAGATAGACGCTTTGGAGAGAAAAGGGATTTTTCTACCGTCAACCGCAACTTTATTCGCATATAAACGATACATTTTTTCCTGACGCGTGGATGGATTATATTTTATGAGAGGCGTCAATTCTGTTGCGTGTATTAATTTAAATATCACTTCTAATGGAATTTTCATAGTAAATTCCGGATGCAAAATCGCCTTTACAGATTTAATCCCTTGTGATTTGTATGCTAAATTAGTTTTACGATAACGATACATGTCATAAAATAAATCTATGCTTGCAAATGATTCTAATACAGATGGAGTAATAGTTTTTTTACTTTCATCAATCAATGATAAACGATTTGTTTCTAATTCAGCAAGTGAATGAATATTTTTAGAATACAGCTGATAATAGTAAATTTTTAATGTATATTCTCTCATTTGTTCATCTTCTATTTTTTCTAATACATCTCCAGCTAAACAAAGATAAATATTATTGTTCTTTATTGGCCCACTTGACAACAGCAAATGGCTATTTAATGTAGTCAATGATTTTCTTGATGCTCTCTCAATAAACGGATCATATTCTGATGCTTCAAATGGATTTACAACAAATGGATATTCATTTTCCACAATAAAAAAACGTTGACCAAGAGCCTTGTTTACCAAAAATGAACCATTATCTACGTTTAACTGTAGAACATCAGAATAGTCATAGTATTCTTTTTCTGGTATATTGAATTCCACCGGATTTCCATTTTCATCCAATATATTTTTCAAGAACTGATCAAATCTTACACGATTAATACGGAGTTTATTATTTTGAGTCAATGTTTGATATATATTTCCGGATTGTAAAACATCTTCTTGTTGGAAAAATAGATATATTTCTTGGAGAGAAAAAGCATAATTCATTTCATGCATTATTTTCATCTTGATGACACCAATGGAATCATCGTAATGTATTTGCTGTTTTGAAAAAATTACGGATATGGATTGACTTTTTATTTCATCTAATTCTTCCCTTGTGAAAATTACTGTTTTTGTTTTGGGGTCTAAAAAATCACTGTCTTCTTGAAGAGCCTGTTGAAATAATTGGTCTATTGCATATTCTTGTTTATCTAAATTCACTGTTCCATAAAACACATGGATAGATTTTACAGACCCTATAATATGATTAACTTTATATATTGACATATATATATAAACTTACGATTATAATATATTTTTAGAAACGGATGCTAAATCGTAGGGTTTTTTGTAAAACATAGAAATAAAACTGGTACTATATTACATATCAAAATATGGATTATCTGTAATTTTCATACCACAATAGTCCCGAGGTTCCTTTTTATAGTCTATAGGTTCATAGATATGCGCGTCTTTTGCATTTTGGAGAACAAATTTGAAATTGTTCCAAAAGTCTTGTTTGTGTCCAATAGAAACTGTCATAATGTGAGACAATTCATGCAATGCAACAAAGGTTAATGTGTTTATATCTATGAGTTCATTATTTGCCTTATTTTTATTAAGACAGAATGCAAGTTTCTCTCCCTTGTTCTCACTATAAGCAGTAAGAGTACTTGTTGGAAGTGTTTCACTTATTTTTTGTGGATTAAAACCTTCCACTAATCTTTTTACGCGGCCATCTTCTGGGTGTTTTTGTTTCATATATTCAACAAGAAGTTTGCATTTTTTTGTGACATTTGCAAGTAAATCAGACGCATCCTCTAATTTTTCTCGCTCTCTTACACAATATTTATTACCGTCAACATCTGATATTATACATTTCAAGTTAAATGCGTCTGAATCGTAATAAATTCTGATACAAATGATTAAAACTAATCCTAAAATAAAAAATAATAATAAATTGTGTTTCTTCATATATACTATGTGGATTATAAAATAATATATTACTATTTATATATCATACATTTTATGAGCATAAAGTATGTATTTTCGTCTATTCATATATTTTTACTTGTATTATTATTAATGTATCCATTTATCGTTGTAAAAAACTATACACTTGATAAATTTTATGTATTATTGTTTTTATTGGGAAAACTTTCGTGGATATTTTGCAAAGATGAATGTTATATTTCATACATATTCAAGAAATTAGAAACCCCTCATTATGTGTTAGGGAACAACGCAAAAGAAATGAACGATATTTTATATGCAAGCAACAATAAACATATTGGTAGTTTACTTTATACCGGGGTAGTATTATTTCCATTGATATATGCAGCCGAAATTGTTATAGTAAATAATAGAAGCAAAATTATACCAAATTTTTTATTGGGAATCATTATTGTATTCTATATTTTTTATTTATACTATATTCGTTTCATAAAAAACAGAAATTTCATGGGAAATAGTTGGATTCTTTTGGGGAAGACAATGTATTCTTTCATCTTATTTTTTGTAATTTGTATAGTATTATCCACCGGGAACCCAGGATAAATTTATGGATTTTTCATAAAAATAACATGTTATGAAATATGATAAGGATTTATCTTGCCCTTCGGGCAGGAGGGGGCGAGCGGGGGAACCTGGGTTCCCCGCTAAATTTGTAAATACTTTGTATTACTTTGAGAGAAAAATGAATCTATTTCCAATCAGACGAACAATTTGAAAATGACAATGTCAAAAAAGATGATGGACGAACGTGTGGTGAATTTCTATTCCCGTAAGAAGGAATATAGATCGCTGAGTAATTTTTGGGAACACGACGTTACTATTATAGATGGGGACGAAACCCGTATATATCAATCTGGAGAGCATTGTTTCCACGGAGAAAAGTATAGACGGATTTCTGCTTTTAGTGAAAAGGACACCAGGAAACGTGTGTTGAATGATTATAGTAAGTCGTTTTTGAAACCATCTGTTTATGCGACACCAGGTGAAGCGAAGAAAGCTGGCGGCAAACATGGACTACATTTGCTTTCAGATGAATTAAAGGTGTGGTCACAGTTAAGTGTGGATGTTCAAAAAGAAATTTGTGATTGGAAGATCAAGAATAATGAAACTGTGAAGCAAGATTTACTCAAAAGTGGAACCAGGTTACTCGTACATCCAGCTTTAATGTGTAGTGAAGCAAAGTTGAGGGACCGTATTTGGGAAGGACGGGCTCTAATAAATGAACGCGGAGAACTTATTATTTTGGGACAGAATTTACTCGGTAACATTTGGATGGATAAACGGGACGAAGTAGTGCAAAACGGGTTGAAAATGGTTTCAAGTGCGATCTATTCATCAATATAAACATGGAACAAGTGTATTTTATCATACATTGTATGACAAAATATTTATTTATTTGCGAGTGCGTCTGGATTTGCGACTCTTTTTGGATTTACGACTCTTTTTTGATTTGCGTGTTTTCTTGTATTTACGTCCTTTTCCACCAGTTGTAGGTTCACCAGTTGTAGGTTTACCATCCATTACCTCTCTGTCTATCTTTTGTTGGAATGCCCTTTCAAGTATAGTAGACGGGTAACGCACAATATTTTTTTTTCTGTATTTCTTGTTATATTCATCTTCTTGGTCTTGTATGTTTTTGTCAACCATATTATCAATTCTTGGAATTGGTTTATTATCATTTTTTTCCATGTTAATGATTATATATTACGTGTAGATTTTTTTGCTAAATTTATTGAGATCCAGCGCCGATTTCTAAAGGAGGGCGCATGAAATCAGGCTCAATCGTGGATTGGTTCCAGGGGCCAACGTAAAGTTGGGGATTAGGAGGTTCGGAACGAATTTGAAGATTGCCGTTTCTTAATGTTTGACCAATGGTATCAATACCAATGTGGTAACCAGCCTTTAATAAATTAATGTTGGCTAAATCTCCCTTGCCAGAAGGGTTTAATTGAGCCCATTGGTTTCCGTCGCCACCCTTAGGTAAGAGTTCTTCGGGGTTTTGGATGTTGGGTTTGGAGCAACTGGAGGGAATATCAGGCATACTGGTTTGCATACCTTTTACGGAAGAAAATACTTCGTTACCGCTCTCTTCCGCAGGTTGGACTCCCATAGAGCTTCCATTAAATCCTCCATTGCCATAAGCAGTGTTCATACCTCCAACCATTTTTTCAGAACCAGATCTTCCCTTAGACGATAAATAGTTTAATAATAAGCTAATACCATAGGCAAGAATTATTAAGCCAAGAATCGCGCCTATTCCATATTCGGACCATAGCTTTTTTAAAGACATACTGCTCATTATATAAAATTGGTTGATAAAATAATTTTTTAATTACTCATTTAATTGTCCTAAAGTTTATGGAGCATTTTCTTCCATATATGAATCATCAGAGTTATAATCAGCAGAATCCAATGAACTATCGTCGCTATCATTTGTATCTTCTAACATGTAACTTCTCTTAATGTTTTTTGCCTCTAAATATGCTAAAATCGCAGTCTTTTTGGCTTCTTTTGCTTTTTGTTTTGCTGCTTTATAAATTTGTAAATAAACCTCGGTAGGATTTTTTAGCTTAATGGTTTCCAACTGACTGTCATTTACGTTAAATTCTATTTCTTTAAACTCTTCTTTATCTGTACCTAAGTCTACAATATTTAATTGTATGTTTGTATCAGGTTGATCTTCTTGTTCTTGTTGAGAATTATTCATACTTGGTTCTAAAGTTGCGGAAACAATGTCATCGTCTGATATGATTCCTATATTACTATGTTGTTCATTTTCTAAACTTTCAATGATTGAGTTACTAATTAATTCTAAATCTGATGATAAATCTGATTGTGGTAAATCTGGTTCAGATAACTTATTTTGTGACGGAAGTTCTTGTTCTTCTTGTTCTTGTTCTTTTTCTTCCAATGAAGCGTCCTGTTTATCAGCAACAACTGTATGACTCTGTGTCCCAGACTTTTTAATCAAACAACTTTCAAAAATAGTTTCATTATTAAGAACCATCGCCTGCTTTATTTCAAATTCTAATTGAAAATTTCGTGTTGTAAATTTGATACCTTGTACTTCAACAATGCATATAATATTTGTATCACATGTAACATCATCAATTGTTAATATATCTTCGTTTTCATTGTATATTTTAATGATTGGAGTATTTGAATAGGAATTCATTTTCACATTTGTTCTTAACAAATAGTATTTACCAGATTTGTACAACTTGAGTGGATTATTGAATGCAGTTTCTATATCATTTAGTTCTAAAGGACTTTGAAACCATTCATTTGATTTACCATATATTAATTTTTGACATTCTGTTTCTAAATTTTCAATCCATGAAATAAAATTTTCGTTTGTATTATCAAACATTAAATCACAGCTAATTTTTTTTCCATTCTTAACAAAACCCTGTTTTGAAGAAAACCGAGGAGTTTGTATGTATAATGGTTTATTGAAATATTCTATTTTTGTAAAATAAGCTCCTCCGGGAATACTTGTAGGTTGTCCTAAAGACAATTGAGAGAAATTAAAATTGTTATCGGGTTCTATAATATTCATTAAGTGATATTTAGAAAAATTTAATGCATTTAACACGCAAAAAAAAATTGTTTTTTATTTGTAGTAAATATTATGAATGGAATTGTTGACCAATGTTTAGAGATATTAAAGAGAGAAGATGTTAAAAGAGAGTGTATTTCATTCTTTAAACCCGCTGCCGATTTTATTCTATTTGAAATTAATCCTTATATTTATCTTACCGTGGGTTTAGTATTTATGATTTTTATTATGATTTTAGCAATTTTGATAATATTAATTTTGATTTTGCGTAATAAAAATATATTTCCACTTCGGACTTTGTAATTTTCTAAGTGTAATATATACATGGCCTCCAGAAGATACTCATCCAAAAAACGTGGATCTAAGAAACGTGGATCTAAGAAACGTGGATCTAAGAGACACGGATCCAGATCTAAGAAGCATTCTATCTATGGTGGTGTAGGAAATGTTTCTTCATCTGCTGGTATTAGCGCTGCTGATTATGAATTGGGTACAGTTGGATCTTTAGACGCTCAAATAACAAATTCTTTAACAACTCACCCCGGTGTTCCTATTACAGCGACATCTGCTCACTCTAATGCGATAAGAGCATTAGATGGACGAATGGCTGGAGGAAAAAGACGCCGCCGTAAGGGTGGATATTGGCAACAAGTGATTCAACAAGCAGCTACGCCTTTTGCTCTTTTAGGCTTACAACAAAGCTTTGGCAAAAAGACGCGCAAGAGCCGCCGTTAAGCTAAGCTAAGCTTAGCGACTGCAAGCTAAGCTAATCTTAGCTCAGAAAATCAATATTGTTTATATTATTATTGGTGAAATAATATAAACTTTTTTGTATAGTTTGTATAATGAACTATTTTTTTCAATCTTTATTTATGCAAGAAGAAGAGGAAATAGAATCAACAACAAAAATTATTGATGCAGTTGTTGTTGAGCAAGATTTAATAAATCTTAATCTTAATCGTGATGTCTTTATAACAAGCCATATTCAACAAATGGGAAAGGGACAAGATTATTGTATCCGGGGGTCAACTGTTTATAATGGGATTTATATAAAATATGCTGCTGTGTTTGATGGTCACGGATCAAATGATGTAATCAATTTTATACGAAATATTTCTATAGAAAAGATGAAAAAAATAATGGCAACGGAATGCCCTGTAACTACAATGTTTCATTATGTAAATGAATGTATTAAACTTTCATATCAATCTTCTGGATCAACCATGTGTGTAGCTCGTATATTTCCCTCTCATATTGAAATTATTAATTCAGGTGACTCTCAGGCAATAGTATATAAAAATAATCAAATTGTCTTTATTAGCGAGACACACGATGCATTAAACGATACCGATTTGGAACGGGTTAAGAAAATGAAACATTTTAATCATCTAATGCATGCAGATAATATTAAGATGGTATATGAAAATACATTATGTAGTAGAGATTCATTCTATGTTGTTTATGATGATAATACATGTTTAATTTGTACACAGTGTTTAGGGCATAATGGAATGACGGGAATACATCCAGATAAAACAATTATACACTATACGGAAGAAGACCACCTCCGAATTCTTTTGGGGAGCGACGGATTATTTGATATGATCATAAAGCAACGATTTAATGATGGTTATTTGGAACAAGATTTATTGGCCATTATAGATTTACCTGGAGATGCCATATTGAATCGGGCCATAAAACGATGGATGCAACAATGGTGTGTTTGCGATATAAATAATATTTCTGAAACAAAAATTCATAAGTTTGAAAAAGAAGAGTGTGATGATGTTTGTCTTGTTATCATTGATATACCTTTAGGAAAAATAGAGCAGCATTGATTTTATAGTCGGCAAATACTTATTTCTTATAGAAGTATTTTCGCAATCATTGTATAACTGGTGTATAGCTGGATCTCTCTGCCGATAAGTCCCATCATCGGCTTGAATATTTATTTTTCGTTTTAAATATGTTTCTTCTGACTGGTGAACATAATGTGCAATATAAGCCGGAGACTGCCTATATGTAATATTTAGAGGATGGAAAGCATATCCTTGATTGGATCGTTCCATCAATTTCCCATCCAATCCAATCATTTTGCCAGGTTGAAAAATTAGAAAATAATGCGGGTTTTCTACCCCCTTTACCTCTTTCGGTCTAACAAATGTTTTTACATGCTGGTCTACATTTACACATGATTTGGTGTAATTTTCTATAATATATCCGTCTGGTTCAGCAATATGATTATTTGTTCCAAACATAAGCCAATTTACACTAAGTGAATGCGCTTGATGATAAAAACTCAACATATGTTTAACCCCTACAAATTTATTAATAACAAGAAACTCATCTGCATCCAAATATAACATCCAATCGGCTTGCATCTGTATTGCCATCTTTGTTGCTTTTTTCATTAATGGTATCTTTACTGGATTTTCCAATTCACATCTTGCAACTCTGACTCTTGGATCAAAATTGGTTAAGTATGTTTGTAATGGAGGATTTGATTTGTGATCAAAAATGATAATCCGATCAAATCCTATTAAAAGATGGTGTGCTGCCCATTCTCGTATATGTTTTTCGTCTCGTGCATTTGTAAAAAGAACAACTTTTTTGGTAGGTCCATATATTTCTGGTTTCTTAAAGTTCATTTAACTTACTATATGTTGTTATATTTTGTCATTTTTACAAATATATTTTTACGCAAAAATGAATAGCATTATCTACCGGGAACCCAGGATAAATTTATGGATTTTTCATAAAGATAAAATGTTATGAAATATGATAAGGATTTATCCTGCCCGAAGGGCAGGAGGGCTAAGGAATCCCGCAACGCGGGATTCTGAAGAGCGGGGGAACCTGGGCTCCCCGCTAAAAATGAAATACAATTGTATTTTTTGGTATACATTAGAAAAAAGTCATGGACAAACCCCCCATAAAAAAAAACAGGAGGAGACGATGTCGCGGTGGTCAGCCTGACTGCAAAAATTGGGCCAATGGCTACAAAGATGTTGATGATGTTGGTTGTTGCGAACAATGCGATAAATATATTGATGACAATCCATATGATCCTTATTGGGAACAGATGGAAGATTCGTTTTCTAATTCTGAATTATACAAAAGTGTAAAGAAGAATGGGTTAGAGTATGAAAATAGCATTATCCACCGGGAACCCAGGATAAATTTATGGATTTTTCATAAAGATAAAATGTTATGAAATATGATAAGGATTTATCCTGCCCGAAGGGAAGGAGGGGGAAAGCGGGGGAACCTGG